AGAAGGAGACCTCTTAATTCTTCTTCGTCATCTGTTGATACCACTTTTCCATCTTGTTCTGTAAGTGTTGGTGGTGTTATAATATTGAACTCAGTTCCTGTTTGTGTAGTAAAGGTTTCAGGCAATCCAAGTTCTTTGTAAAATCTTCTTAAAGTTTTATTTGTAAAAATAAAATCTCTTAGTATAGTTGCGTAATCTCGTAAATCTAATGCGATTTTTAAATCTATTTGATAAGTTTTTATTTGTTTCACAAACCCAATAAGTGTCATAGCTCTCTTCTTACCTGGTGGAAATGCAGAAATAACTTTTGTAATCAAAGCATTTAATTTATCATTTGATATATTTTCATCAATACTTTCAATACCATCAACATTTATACCTGTAAAAAATATTTTTGACGAAGCTTTTATTTGTGAAGATTTTAAACTTTTTTCTCTTAATACTTCATCAATAAATTTTACAATGATTGGTCTGTATGGGTCTGTTGTTTCACCTAAATCAGCTGCAGCCTTTACTTCTTCAACAGCATCTACAATATCATCATCATTTGGCACATCAACATCATTTGGTGGTGTAAAGTGAGAGAAAGTTTGATTAATGTTTCCTAAATATCTATCGTTGAAAAATTGTTGTTTGTTTTCAATACGAACACTTTCTGTAATACCCTCTGCAGCTTGTCCTGGATTTCTTGGGTCTTCTATTGAAACCAAAAATCCGTCTTCATCTCTTGTAGGATTATTAGCATCAACTGAACCTGACACTTGTTGTTTTGCAATCAAGTCTCTAAGTTTTTCGTCTTGTTCTGTAATATCCGCATCAAGAATTTTTTGGTATGCGTCTGACTTCAATCTCGCTTGTGAAGGTAAATAAGGCATTTTATCTCACCACTCTAAATTCATAATCATCATCATAGAAATTTATCTGTTCGTCTGTTGTTCCACTACCACTTACGACCTTAATACAAAAACGATAATTTCTTTCTGATTGTAATCCGTCCATTTGTAAATTGAAAAAATTACCTGTTGTATCACAACTAATTTTAGAACCACTACCATAAGGAATAATTACTTCTTCTGTTTCTGCATCTCTTACTTCATAAAAAGCAGATGCACTTGGTAAATATTTTACAGTAAGTTCTGCTGGTGTCGTATCAAAAGCAGTTGTAGGATATAACTCTCTACCGACAACTCTAAATTTTACTACTGATTTTTCTTTATATTCTGTTCTTAAATTTTTAAAATAAACTTTTAATCTTTCTAAATCTGTTGAACTTAGTGCTGATAAACTACCTGTATTCCAAGAACTATCGTCCCAAACTACTTCTAATTTAGGTGGGTAGATTGTATGTGTTTCTCTACCAAAGTATTTTAGGTTTCCTAATCTATCAGAACTACTTTCATCTTTTGTTGTATCACTTCCTGGATTGTATGAGAAATCACTTGAACCTGTGTATAGTGATTCTCTCTTGACTAAAAAGCCTCTATTTGGAAATAATGAACTTGAATAGATGTGGTTTTTTACTAAGTCCGTAACATCTACTCTTAAATCTTTTTTATCAAATGTTAGTCCGTATGAAGCACTTACTGAATATTGTCCGTTCATACTACCTGTAAACCAAGCACCTCCGTCAGTCAATACTGAGCCTGTAACCCAAGGTGTTGTATTTTCGTGGTCGCGGTATTGATATGTTACTCCGTCTTGTGTTACGGGATTGTGGTCGAGTTTTCCTGTTCCTTGTTTCCAAGCACTACCACTAACCATATACACAAATACATTTTGTTCCGCCTCTACTTCTTGTGATGTTGCGTCAAATAAATTTAAATAATATTTTGCTGACAAAGGTATTTTACCACTTTGTATGGACTGGGAAATAAAAGAATAATCAAAGTCAATTAATATCCTTGATATATTCTGTACCGTTCCGTTTTCTGCAACTTCTTTATTAATTTCTAATATTTCATCTAAACCTGTGTTTCTTGATGATGTGGTTGCACCTGAATATATGGTTGCATCTCTTTTATTAAATTCAAAATAATGCATTATCTATCTCCTACTACTCTACCTTCAATATCTACATTAGGATATTTAACCTCAAATATACTTGGGTCTAATGAAGTGTAGACTATTCCGTCTCTTGTAGCTGCATCTGTATCGTAGATATTTCCACTATATCCTTCTGCAACTTTGTGTTTATTTTCAATAACTACAAGATTTTTATTTGGATTATTATCTTGTGGTGGAACTACTGTAACGACTCCATCAACTAATCCAATTACATAAGCTATATCACTTAATACGATTGGTTGATTTATTTGCCATTTTTTAGTTTCAAAGAATTTTTTAACTTGTTGTATAGCCTTAAATAATACTTCGTTTTTATTGAATCCTCTTTTTACCGTGATTGCAAATCTTACACCTACATTAATAATATAAGCGTCTTTTAAATTTATTGCGTCTGTCAATACTCTATATTGTGAAAGATATATTTTTACATTTTGTTTTACAGCTTCGTTTAGTCTTGTTAGTTTTCCGTCAGATGTGTATCCTAACATATACATATTCAAGGCTAGTGGATTAGGTATGACATCTATGGACTTTATTCTACGAACCTCTCCGTCCACAACCTCTAATTGTCCCTCTTGTTCTAATTGTTCGTCTTGAACAATATACGCTTTAGCTACATTACCATATTTTTGTGGTAAAGAATAAACTCTTGTAATATAATCTTGTCTTGTAACAGCTCTGTTTTGTGCGTTAAAAAATGCTGATGCATTTAGTTTTATTTCATCAAGTGTTTCTTCACTCGCTCCACCTGTTGCTCTTTCTAAATTAACAACTTTTAAACTATCATTTACGGTAGTTTGTGTTGAAGAAACTAAACCTGTTGTTGAGTTTGTAAAGGTAGTGTTATACAAAGAAGTTAAAGAACCAGCTGGTATATTGTGTTCTATTGTTCCACCATACCTATAAGTTATGGTTAATGTCGTATTACTTGGTGCTAAACCAAATGTTCTTGTTTGTAAAAAGTTAGCTGGGTCATAAGACTCATCTAATCTTGAAACACCAAAACCCAAAGATGAACCAACATTATCAGGACTTGGTATTAACTCTTCATCTGGATTAGAACTAACACCACTACCAAATTTTATTTCAGTTCTATTATCATCACGAACTCTTGTTGTAAATCTTCTGGCAGTCTTGATTAGTTTTAACAAATATGGTGTATCATTTTTGTATGATGATAAACTCGGGTCATTTAAACTTGTATTTTCTTCTGATTCAAACACTGTATCTTGTGCTAAGAAAGGAACTTCATAAAATTTATTACCATTACTATCGGTTACTGAAACTATTTCTGTAACTTTTTGTTCTCCTAAAACAATACTATCAAAACTTTTTGCATTTGTAAAAGTAAAAGTTTCTGTTTTAGTATCGCCAGATTTTGCAAGACCTGTTTTTGTTAATCTAAAATTAGTAGGAATATTACCAGAAGCTGGCTCCAACGCGGTTACATCCATTGGGTCTAATGAACTTGATGTTTTAAAATTAACATCATCTAATAAATTAAATCTTACACCTGTTGTAGATAAGAAACCACTACCCGCTTCAAGTTTTCCAGCGTAATCTAAATCAGCTTGATAAACACCACTACCTAAATCTTTAGCTGGAACATCTATCGTTAATGAAACTTTTACCGTAGAAGGACAAGCTAATTTAGGTTTATATCCTAATGATTGTGCAATCTCTAAGACATTTTTCTTTTCTTCTGCCTGATTTAATAATGTTTCTCTAAATTGATTATCAACATAATAATTTAATACATCTCCAACATACGCAGCCATCTCAACGAACATCATACCTGGTGATGCTTCATTAAAGTCGTTGTATTGTGATGGGAAATAAGATTTTGCAAATTCAATAAGATTGTTTCTTATATCTGAAAAGTCTCTACCAAGATAACTAACTTCTTTTTTAACTATCTTTTTGTTTGTTCCGTAATCTACTTGGTCTAAGTTAGTAGTAGGCATTATAAGTCTCCTAATTCAAAATTTAATATTAATGTGTCAAGGGCGTTCGGGTCAAATGTTGTTGTGTATGTTATTTGAACATTGACAACATTTCCAGAAGCTTCTGATAAAACTTCGTCTATTTGAATGTATGGTAATTGAACTGATGTAGCTTCTCTAATAATAGCTTCTACTTGTTCACCAACATTTTCTGTATTTTGACTAAATAAAAATGATTTAAGTCCACTGCCAAAAGTTGGTTGCATAACTCTTTCACCTGGACTTGTTAACAACAAGTTTCTCAAATTTGACTTTGATTGTTCTCTAACGGTTTTTGATTGAAAGAAAAATCCATTTAATCCATAAGATAATGGAAATTTTATTCCTACAAATACATCATCATTTCTATCTATTTCTCTTACATTAGCCATTATGGTCTATAATTACCTTCGCCTTTTTTCTTTTTATCCATAGCTTTCATTAGTCCAGAATAATCACGAGTTAGTGCGTTTTGCACATCTTCAGGCACCGCGTCTACTGAAACACCAGCTTTCTTGATTGAATCAACTGCCGCCATTTCTCTCGCTCTTTCCTTATTCTGTCCTCTACCTAAATCTCCATATCCTAAAACTTCTGCCATATTGTCAGAACCTAACACTCCTCCGCCTAATGTTGGATATTCATCAATGTCTGATGTTCCTAATGGTTTAGTGTTATTCAATACTTCGTTTAATGCTGTGTTTTTCGTGTATTGTTTTTTAGGTTTTTTGATAACCTTTTTAGGTTTAGGTTTAGAAATTGTTTCCGATAAACTAATTTCTTTTTCTTCATTAATAAATATCTCGCTCAGTTGTTTTTTGACTTCTTTACGAACAACTAATTCAATTATATTTCTTAATTTATTTTTATTCATTTTTCACTCCTATGCGTTTTCTAAATTCTTTTGTGCGTCTTCACCGGCTTGAACTGCAGATGATAAACTTTCTGCTGCAACTACGGTTGTTTCTTTTGCATCAACATCTATTTCTTTGTTGACTATCGCAATGTTAAATCCATTTGCAAATCCACTTTGTAATTTATTGAAGAATTTTTTACTTTTATCTCTCAAAGTTTCTTCCCTATCAACTCTCTCATCACCACCAAATGATTGTAATGCCTCATATTCAGCTTGAATTTCTCCAGCTTCTTGTTTTAGTTTAGGACCATTTTCAATTTGATTCAAATCTCCACCATTAGATTCGAAATCATTTATTGTAGCGTTTATTTCAATAAAGTCATCAAAAGTTAATGTTTCAACTTTAGCTAAAATTAAATTTTCAAAATAATCTGCTGGATTTTGTGCTATAGCTTTGAACTCATCAAATTGTGCTTTTGCTACTGCATAATCTTCTTTTAATTTATCTACTTCTTCAACAAGTGATTTTAAATTACTTAACTTACCAATAACTTCTGACATACCTGGAACTGGACTCCAAGCTTCTCTTAATTCATCAATGGTATATGTTTTCAAAGTATCAAAGTCTAACCACTTTAAACTAATAATTAATTTATTTTGTTTTAATCTTTTTTTAGCGTTTCTAATTTTATCTCTAATATTTTTAAACCAAACCGGATTTACTTGAGACCTTGTTCCTGGTATAGCTGCTGGAATTAAACTATTTAATTGGTCAATATAATGTAGAATATTTTCTTGGTGTTTTTCTGCAAGTGTTCTACCTCTTTCAACAACACCCTCAGGTAATAATAATACATTACCAGATTTTAAATCTTCTTTTAAACGATATAATTTTTTAGTTTCATTAACGACTTCATTTGCACTTAAACTAACTTGTCGTGAATTTCTTATTTGAACTTTTGTTCCTTTGATGTGAACATTACCCTCTGCAAAAATAGCTATATCTTCGGTTTTTGCGTTCATAACTATTCTATTGGAATTTATGAATATAGAAGGTTGTTCAAATCCATTAGCTATGAATTGGTCTTTTTGAGATAATACACTTTTACCATCTGATGTTCTGTTCATATCTAAACCGGTCTTTACAATATCACTCGGATATTTAAGATTCTCATTTGATGTTAATGTAATTAAGCTTTCTTTTAATCTTCCATTATTAATTCCAATATGTATATTACCACTCGCAACATCATCTGGATTTCTTACTGAGTCATCTTTCTGATTACTACTCAAATGAATATAATTATTATGTCTACCTTGTATTAAAGTATCACCTTGATAAACTTTATCACGACCCTTTATATTAGTTGATACATCTTTAAAATATTTACTACCACCAGGTATTTGTCCTGCGACCGATTGTTCAGTATCTATACTAACGCCAGTTCTATCATAGTTAACTATATTTGGTGCGTTGTTTACTGATGAAAAATAATATCTTTGTCCTGCAAATTCAAACCCTATAACTAATTCACCTGGTAAAGGCATTTGCATCATATTTGGATTAAGTGGAATAAAAAAGTTTTCAGGTCTTATACATTGTTGAAATGGTTTATTAAATTCTGAATAAACATATCTTCCAACCACCACTCCGTTATTTACACCCTTATTATTTTTCCCTAAATCTCTAACCTCTATAACTTCAACTGGTTCTAATTGGTGAAAGAATTCTTCTTGGACTATTTGTTC